AGGTCCTTTGAAATCCTGTCGACCCAACCGATTATCTTGCTATCGGTAGGGGATAGGACCTGTCTTACATCAATTGAGACGTCGGATTGTATTCCCGCGACCGTCAAGCTCATTGCAGCTTACTCGCTCCATCAACACCCTGAATTTTCTCAGCGGTACGTAGACTCCCCAAACCTAGCATTGGGGCAAGTAGCCCTGCAATTAGCGTGCCGGTGTCTAGCGTCGGAAGTGGAACCATTGGAGGGTGGTGGGTGGCGATTAGCACAAACTGAAAAAACGGCTTGATAACGAACTCCCATGCTAAGGCTGCTGCACACGTCCATCCCACAGCAGGTCGCCATCCCGCTACAAACACACTCGTACTTGCGGCCTCCTGCTTATCAATCTCAAGCTGACCCTGCATAGCCGCAACTTGTGCAGCTAGCTGAGCCTTTTCTAGGTCAATATTCTCGGCGGTGAGTTGAGCTTCGAGCTGCGCCTTTACCTCAGGGCTGAGTTTGAACATCCCAATTAGGCGTGAGGCCCCGTCAACAAGGGTGGAGGCTGGAGACGCGGCAGCCCCAGCCGCAGACCCGAATAAACCTCCTAGAAACTTTCCAATATCTGCCATTAGTTTACCCGAAGCTTTCTGGTTGAAATCTTTCCAGTGTCATCAATGTTTACTTCCATTACCCCTCCTGGCGGGATACCCTCTCCGAACTCAAGTGTCTTGCCCGGCTCAATACCCTTCAGGAACCAACTGATAATATCCATTCCCTGCGAGTGCGTCACCACAACCGGCCTAGAAGCTGGAAACCTCCGCACGTAGCTAACCACCCCATAAAAGGCATCCTTGAAGCGGTTGTAGAAAGTGTTGAACTTCTCCCCATTAGGTGGCTTGCAATCTGGGTTCTTCTCGAAGTAGGTCAGAAATGGCTTGGCCGCCTCCACGTCCATCCCCTGCATGGCTCCCATGTTCCAGGAGCGGAAGCGGTCTGACTCCACAACCTTGAGGCCGGTTTCCTTAGCGATAAAGTCTGCGGTCTGAGCCGCCCTCTCTGAGGTGCTAGACAGGATATGAGTAATCCCTTTGCGCTTTAGAAATTGCCCCGCCCGCTTGGCGTTCAACCGTCCCTGTGCGTTGAGGGGCACGTCCCTCCACCCGGTTATCTTTTCGTTGCCGGGGACGTCTTCCGGGGTCTCTCCATGTCGAGCCAAATAAAAGGTTGCTGGCACACTAGACGTCCAGGGTTCTTGCGAACCACGCATGATAAAACTGGCTCTTGCCTGTTGCGGTATATCTCAGAAGTCTTTGCAATTGAAATGCCCTCAAGTTTGGAGCGGTGAGATGGTAGATGGAGGCTGCGGTGTTTGGCCCCTGATTTACGGCTGTATCTAGCGCCGCATTCGCTAGCTCCTGGATTGGCTCCTGCTCCATATAAGGCTTCCAGTAGTCACGGTGGTAGATTTCGATAGCGGCCTCTTTGGTTAAATGCTCTATATCCAAATCTGGATAGACACGCTTACTAATGCCAAAATTGGTGTCTCCGCCAGGGTCGTTTGGCAACCCTGGCGTGAATCCACCTTCGTGCTTTAACACCAACTGAATCGCGATGTCAAAGCTAGACATTTGTTAGAAGTCCACCGTGTACACCTTGTCATTTGGTCCACCAAGTGTCCCTAGCCCGCCCTCAAGGGTATTAACCCCTCCAGAGCGGGAGGTCCACTGGCTCCCACGATTGACTTCATTCAGACTCTTGCGGTCAGCGTTAGGCCTTAGAAGCCGAACCTGCTCAATTGAAAACTTCTTGAGACGGTCCTCAACTTCAATGGCCGCTTCTGCCCGCACGGTATAGGTTTTCCCTGCTTCGAACTTGTGACGGTTCAGGCGCACTCCGGGATGCGGCTGGTCAAACAAGTCCGTAGCAGGAATGGAAACATACATGAATTCGTCCCCGGTCGGAGTCGGCTTGACGGATTCTTTGATTTCGGAGGGTTCGAGTTTGCTCATCTAGTCTCCTTAGGCTGTCTTGTTGGAGGTGAATTCCCCGGCTGACTTCCCGGTACCCCCACCAAGTTCCTTGAACATATTTGCACCTTCGAGGTTCTTGGAGCCTTCTCCAACGCCTTCTTTTCCACCACCATCGAGATGCATACGGCGGAGTTCGACAGGGGCGCGAGAGGTAGACTTCATTGCATCCTGCCTAAAGGTGTCCTGAGCCGCCAAGCCTTCCTTGACGGGCACCTGAGCCCTGAAGCTGGGAGCAGTATCCACATCAGCCGCGTTCCCTTTCTCAACCACGCCATTCCACACGAGCTCACCCATAAGGTTGCCGAGTGGATTGGGTTTGAATTTTGCCATTGATTTGATATCCTTGTGGGAGGAGCCGAAGCCCCTCCCGGAAGAGGGTTAGAGTTAGTTGGTTTTGCTATTCAAGCCGCTAGAGCGAATTACCACAATCCAGTTTTGGTTAGTTATGAGCGATTTGAAAGCAAACTTCCAGCCAATCTTTCTGGATTGCTGCAAGGGGTCGGCCTGCCCGCCAGGCGCAACCACGTATACGCGCAAATTCTGAAGGTCGCTAATCTGGTACGCGAAACGTCCGATACCAAATGAGCTATACACGAGTGAGGACTGACCAGCGCCAGCTTGGCTCGTCGCGGCGAATGCCGGAGAATTGGACCGGATAACCCGGAATCCATAAAGCTCTCCAACCTCACCACGCCAAATCTTTTCAGGAGCCCTAAACTGCGCGGCTGCCTTAAAGTCTGGGTCTTTCAGGAGTGCAGCATACGGCTGCGGAGAGGTAACCAGAGCATAATATCCGCTTTCAAATGGACGAGCTCCATTACCATTTAGCGTGGCTTCCACTTCAATCAAGTCGATTGAGGTGACCACATCCGAACCCACAAGTGAGGTGTCGGACGCTTTGTTATTGGGACGGTATACAGTGGTACCGGCGTTGAGAACGTTGTAGATAAGTTGGTCGTACGTCTCGGCTGCTTGCAAGCCTAGCACGTAGATTGTTCGTTCAACGAGATTATGCCGTGCAGTCAATTCTGCCAGGTCGGAGAGCCTGATTAGCGCTCCGTATTGCTCCGTAATTGCTTCGAACTGATTGATAGTCAGTGCGGAGGCGTCCGGAGGAACACCTTCTGTTAATTGGGTAGGAGTCGTTGCAACGGAAAGTTTCTCTTCACGAGTGAACCTGATTGTCTTTGAAGAGTTTGCTGGAAGTGGATGCTTGTCACCAAACTGCTTATCTGACTGAGATTACTCTCAGAGTCGGACTATCGCTTCACCTTTCGGTGTCTCTTCGCTTAGTCTCTGCGGCTGCACGCTTTCGCTGCTTGCCTCTGATTGTCCCAATGGGAGTCCCAAGGTATTCAGAAGAGATTTATACTCGACCAGTTAAAATCGAGAATGGTATTAAGTTCCGCTACTTCCAACAGGCGAGCTGACATATAGGTTATAAGTTCAGCTGCCGTGCTTCCCGCCTGACCCGCAGACCCGGCTGTTACTGTGCTGTCGGCTTGACCTGCTACGCAGGCTGCACCGCTTGGACTATATCTTCACTCGCAACTAGCGAGGGCTGACGTGTAGTCTCTGAGGATTCTAATGGGCCCTTTTTATTTAGGGCGCGAACTCTATCACGATATTCGTAATCCAGCGTACCATACTTAGCTCCGTGAGCGCCATTCGGCAAAGATAGTCTATAGTCGGTGTACTCTTCAACAACTTTAAGGACCTCTAACTTATGCCCTCTCAAGAAAGGGCGAAGTAGCTTACAGAAGTTGTTAACACGCTTAACGCCACAGATGAGAACCTGTTTCGTCTGTTTGTGTTTAAGCGGGTCATATACCTTGCGGAGTTGAACGTAATTGCCTACGCCTAGCTCCTTCCAACATTTAGACCACTCTTCCATCAATTCCCAGTCGGAATTGATGATATGTACACGGGGCATGATTCGATTTCCAGAGCCTTGCACTAAGGAGACACTTCCTTCTCCCTCAAAGAACCCTGCGAGCCATGCCAGATTCATTAGTCTTTCCTGCTGATTGGTAGTACCATTCGAGGATTGTTCGTTAGTCACGACCTCGACTCCTTTCTACTATTCCAGCATTTAGTCAGCTTACGTCACCATTAGATGACATCAGCCATTTCTGCTTGTTCCTTTTAGCTACCTAGAACACAAAATCCTCGACT